CCAGAAAAACTCTGTGGCGATCAGGTCTCCGCTGTACGGCTCGGGGTATTTGACTCCACCGATTGCGCCAGTAGGACCGCTCTCGTCTTCTAGAATGAAGATCGCCCCGATCCCGGACTCAAGCATTGGGCCCCAGAAGCTGACAAATCGCTCGGGGTCGAACCTCTTCCCGCCAACAGTCTCCAGCCGAAACATCTCGGCAAGCGGAACAAGGCTCTGAATATCCTCTACTGAGGCTCGCTTGATCGCTGTGTTTGCAACTGCTTGCATTTCTTACACCACAATAACACTGACTGTCCCAAGATCCGACTCCAATTTGAACGAAGGAGAGAAGGCGTCCCAACTCCGGACAACCCGGAGCATTCCGTCCTGATCTACCCAGGCGTCTCCCGTGCGAAGACCGCCTCCATTTGTCGGCATGGAGACGAAGTTGATCCCGGACAGGTTCACCTTCTGCGGTGTCGTCAGGTCCGAGATTACGGCTGATAGAGTGCGGATCACTCCCTCAAGAAAGCTCTGCCTGTAATCGCCGGGCGCTGTTCCGAGAGGTGGGTATGAGGATCGCTTGGAAATCATGCCTACCTCCTCCCGTCTGGCCGGATGTCCAACCTGAAATCACCCATCCTCCAGGATGTCCCGATCGTGTTGCTCGCAACCCGGAGAAGCGCCTGCCTGCCGCGCAGGCGAACGTCCTTCTTGCCTTCTTCTCCGTAGTAGTAGACGGACTCGTGGACGACAGCGTCCGGGCCGGGATTCCGGCGCAAGCTGAGAGAGATTAGTACGGACTGGTCCTGCTCTGGGAACGTCCCCCTGAACTGCACATCCGGAAGCATCCTGCTAATGAACATGAACTTCTCCCCGTCGTCCAGGTCGAAGTCTGAAGTCTCTACATACGACTCCATGATCTCCCCGTCTGCCGTGAATCCAAACTCCTGGGTATAGATGTATCCACCAGAGGCGGAGTAGACCCCATAGTCTCCCGGGCTGTCGAGCCAAGCTGTCCTCGGGAGAGCGCCAAAGTACCACAGATCCTCGGCGTAGTTGTACACCACATACCTGTCATTCTCAAGCGAGGAGGTTGAGGGGTAGAACCACCAAGCCTCGCTGAACTTGGAGTTCCTTCCGCCGACAACCTTGTAGGCCTGATCCATGTTCAGGCCGCCGAAGACGTAGTCCCTGACCGTGCAGGGGAGCGTCTGAACAGATCCACTGTAAACGTAGAAGTTCCCCTCTCCCATCCAGAAGACGCGGTCGTTTGCCTGCACAAGAGACTTTGGACCAACGATCGAAACGTGGTTGCTGAGGGTCTCGAAGCCGAAGGTGTACGGGGGTCCGATAAACCTCATGCTGTACAGGGAGAGATCTGTCCAGATGAGGCGCTCTTGCTTTGTCTGCACAGAAGCGATGATCTTGGATCCAGTTGAGAGACGATACCCGCCTGCCGTGTTGTCCGTATCCGGAGTCCAATTGAAGGCATCTTCCTGGCTCGCCCAGCGCACCATCATCGGGTCGATGACGGTCTCTCCGAGCTGATTGCAGCCAAGGGCGACAACATGCCTGTCGATATTGGAGACTCCGCACATCAGCGCCGCTACTGGAGCGTTGGATGCGCCCGGCTTGCTTGCGAAATCAACCAGCCTGGAGGTGACCCCGCTGTTCTCGGTCCAATAGTACAGCGCCCCACCCGAAGGACAGGCGACGAGGTCTTCTCCGTAGTTCTCCTGGGTCCACAGACGAATCTGGGCCCCGGCTACGGTCAGGTCAGAGGCCTCTCCCCAGCCGCCCGCACCCCACGGACCAGCGCCCCAGCCAGACCCAGCGATGTAGGAATCCGCTCCGGCTGAGATCTGGTAGGCCGCGACAACCGATGCCCCGCCGCCCGCCACGCTTCCAGATGTCGCGGATCCGCCTGTGTCTACTGTATAAGCGTTGGCGCTTGTGACAGAGGCAACGACATGCTCTTTGTTTATAGAGGCAGCGGCGATCCCATCCACAGCGGCAGAGCCGGAGAGGATGACGTAGTCTCCAATCACCGCCCCGTGTGTGGTATGCGCCACTGTTACGATTCCGGATCCTGCGGCGAGAGTAGTGATCGGATTCGAGCCGAGAGTGACTGTCGCACGCAGCGGGGTGACATCGTACAGTATCCCGGCCCAAAGAATGTAGAACTTCTTCCCGGTCCCCACCCCGACATACTGATCCCCGGCGATAGCCTCCCAGCGGTTCATCGAACGTGCCTCTCCAACGTATGTGCTTGGAGTCGTCTTTACCCAGCCGCCGATCGTCTCCGGCTTGCCGAGCCTGAAACGAACCAAGTCACAGTCGTAATACCCACCCTCGGAGGCATAGGCGGTGGAGTCTGTTACGATTCCCGGGCGTAGCTTGAAAGACTTGAGCATGGCTATTCTGCCTAGTTCTTAATACACGATCCTCAAATCACCAGTCCCCGTCTTATAAATATCTCCCGCCACATACCCGCCAGCCAGCGCCCCCGCATTGTCGGCAAATACGCCCATGTCGCTGAATGTTGCACGCCTGCATTGAATAATTCCAGTTGCGGTCAGTCTTGCTTTTTCGACCCCACCAACATTAAATAGAATGATGTTTGCAGCCGTCGTGTTGATCACAGTCGCATCTGACGTATCTTTGTAGGCGATGCTCTCTACAACCCCTCCGGCTGTCTTAGCCGTCAGGGCTTTGTTGTTGTTTAGATTAAGTGTCCCATCTGTGAACACATTCCCAACAAATGTAACAACACCAGTGGCGCTTACCTTCATAGCATAAACGTCATCCGTGGAATTGCGAATGAAGAAGTACCCGGCTCCTGTCACATTCGCAGATCCGGCAGAAACGAGCTGCCATTCCTTGCCACCAGTGTCCGTGTTCTTCACAAGGACCTGGGTTCCCGATGTGCTGGCCGACTGGAGCGTCTCATTCCCAGCCACGCCAAGGGCCTCTCCCAGGTCTGAGGCGCTACCCAAGGACACCCGGCCATTGGCGAAGGCGCTTAGGGCTGTAACCCTCCCGGCCCCGCTGCCGACATCGAACCTGTGCGTCAGGCCGTCGTACCTCATACCTCCCGTGTCGCGGAAGATCCGACCAACCCCGTCCATCGCCGGGGCAGAGGAGGTCTTGAAGGTCATCAGCTCAGTCAAAGGGGAGATGTTGACACCAACGACAGCCGCCCCAGCCCCGGCCCCGTCTGCGACGACGACGGCAGAAGCTCCGGCGAGGAGCGCCAGGGAAGCGCCCGAGCCTTGAGAGAATGTCAGGGTGTAGGCCGTCGAGTTCTTCGCGTAGAAGACTCGGGGGTAGGTGTTCGGGGTGAGGGACACCGCCACGTTCCCACCCGGAGACCCGGAGAACGTCAGCGCCTGATTCCGGGCTGTGCAAGCCGCGCCGTCCTGGATGTCCAGGGTGTATGTCGTAGAGGAGAGAGTGACCGAGGCGTTGCCGTTGATCCCTTTTTCGAGGAAGTCCAGGTTCTCGTTGGTGGTCGTACCCCAGGATCCCGCCTGCTCTCCGTTGGCGATCTTCTCCAGGCCAAGCCCTGCTGTGTATGTTGATGGCATAGTTTACCCCGCAATCCTGACTACCGCATTCAGAGCATCCCCCGCTGGGAATTGCACCGTGAAGCTGGTCGATGAAGTCTTGTCTGAACCGAAGTCGATCACTGCAACAGCCGGATCCCCTGACGCCGTGTCGTTGTAGAGCAGAGCTCCTCGGACGTTCGTCAACCCGGCCAGCCAGACGGCGTCCCCAAAGTCCACTACGACAGTCCTTGGAACCGACCCGGAAGCGGCGATCACGGAGACCCCTACGTTCGTCAGGGCCACCCCGGTAGCGGTGTACCCTGCGCCAACGTACTCCCCTGTCGCTGTGTATGCCGTGGTGGCAGCCGTCAGTGTGGCGCTGTTGGTGTAGAGCGCCAGCTTGAAGGAGTTCCCGCCAGCCGCCTTGAAGTTATGCACTCCCTCCAAGACTTCCCGAAGGAAGGAATCGCAGAGAGTGCTTCCCGTGAAGGCCATCCTACACCTCTACCCTCTGGTCCGGTTTCCGGTACTGGTCCTTCTTGCCCCGGCCTTCTCCGTCGCGCCGGAAGAGCTCTAGTGCGTTGTTGTATAAGCCTTGGTAATACTGCATCAGCTCCGCCTCGGCCTTCATGAATACCCCCGCCTCAACGAGGCAGGCGTACAGCAGAAGGCTTGGCGCATTGGTAGACAGCCACGTCCCAGCCGGAACGTCGATGATTGAAGGGGCCAGCGAGGAGTAGTACAGCTCATAAGTGTACCCAGCCGCAGGAGGAGGGGCCATTACAATCGTAGAGTCATCCTTGATGGCGTAGTACTCTGGCAGCCCGTTCGTCGTTGTATTCGCTGCTTCCTTGAGGTAGTCGTAATCCTTGTTGAGGAGGAAGTAATCCACCCCCGCAAGGGTCAGCTTCAGATGGCGCGGAGTGACGAAGTCCGTTGGAATTGTGAGAGTAGCCGTCCCGGCGACGAGGGCCCCGGTTGCCGTCTTCTTGAAGTCCGGCATCTGAATCGCACTGGAGAGCCTGTTCTCGGAATTGACGATGAAGTTCGGGATGTTCGCGACGAAGGTCGTCTCGGAGTTCTCGACGTAGTCTTGAATTGCCTGAACCAAACTGGCGTATGTCATCGCATCCTCTCGGCTGCCTGACTAGCAGCTCTTGAACTTGCCGCCCTTGGTGGCAGCACCCATCCCCCGGGAGACCAATCCACCCGTGGCCATCTTCTTGACCTTGCCCCCGCACTTCATCGGCACTTCTGCCGCCATCGGATGAGTCATCGGAGGAGGCATCTGGGGCATTGCCGGAGCCTTCTTCGCGAACTTCGGGGCAGACTTCGCAGAAGCTCCGCCAAATTTCTTGCTCTTCTTCGCCATTACCTGACCTCCCTTTGCACTTTTCTCGGTCTTCTCGGTCTTCGTCGCTGCCTTCTTCTTGCCGCGCTTCTCCAAGAGTGCGCCAGCCAGAGGGATAAGGCCTCCCATAATCCCGGCTCCTGCCGTGCCGATTCCGGTCTTGCCAATCAACCCGGCCAGCCCGGCGTACATCAGCATCTTCTTCCAGTCGATACCTTCCTTACCATTTTGAGGCATGAACTTGTCCGTCAGCGCATCGTCAACAGACATCGGGGCGGTGGGGTAGGGCATCGGGAGTGGCTGCGGAGCGGCCAGAGCTGACAGACTGGCGCGATCGGCACCCCCGGCGATTCCAGCCATCTCCTCCATCGACGGTCCGGGCATCTGCGGGGCGGGCATCGGAGCCTGCGGAGTAAGGGAAAGACTGGGCTGATACCCGGGCAGTCCGGAAACTCCGGGCCCCATGTTAATACCCTGTGCTGCCTGCTGCGGAGGCATTGGCATTCCCGGGGCGCTAGGGGGCCTCTGCGGCGTCGGAGGGGGAGGGGCGGTAGGTGGAGAAGGGGGCTGCGGAGGAGGGCCCTGCTGGGCCTGTAGTTGCCCCCTGAAGTCCTGAGACATGAAAGGTCCGGCTGCCGCAGTGGCGGCATCTTTCACCTTGTCGGAATGCAGGCGCGGATCCGTCATCACCCTATTCCGGAGATCCTCCATCGCCTTAAAGGAAGCCTCTCGACTCCCGCTCGGAACTCCGGCAACAGCCTTCGAGAGAGAGGAGGCGATTCCGCGCCCGCTGGCATACTTGTCCAGGCCGAGCAGCTTAGAGGCTTCTGCCGGGTTGTTCATTGCCCATCGGATAGCGTCCCCAATCTGCATCGGAGCATCTCCAACAAGCGCCCCTCCCGCCATCTTCTTCGCCGGAACTCTGAACTTCTTTGCCATGTTCTTCTTCCTTTCCCCCTACTGTCTCACGCTTCCTGCCTTATGCATACCATTTCACAGTTCCCACGGTGGAACCCAAACATCTCCCGCAGGAACGGGCTCTTTCGGCCTCGGGTGTTCGAGTACCTGATTGTCGGTGACGAGATACTTTCCGACCTGAAGCTGCGGGTGATCCGGATCGAAGCAATCGGGGCACACCCGGAGCCCCGTTGTTGATTCGTTGACAACCTGACTGCGCATCTCCAGATACCTTGTCCTATGCCCGCAGATGTCGCAGATTCCGAATGCGTGCTTGCCGGATGCGTAGCTCATTTTTGAAGCTCCAGTCTTGATCCGTCTGCATTGATGGCGTAGTGGAGATCGAGCGAACAGAGAACAGCGTCAGCAGCGTAGGTGTCCCCCGTGACCCCTGGATCCCGGTAGAACCGGAACATAATGAGAGAGCTGACCTTCTTGTTGGGCATCTGGATGATTGGGAAAGAGGTGATCTTTTGCACCCAGGCCGTCCCTCCAGCCGCTGCCGCAGGAGTGGAGATCGTGGCTGGAGCGGTAAATGCCTGACCGATCCCAGCCATCGAGTACTCTAGATGCCAGATGACGTCGCCAGCGCCTGCCGTAGTGGGCATCCAGTGAACGTGGATGTAGGCCGGGGTGTCTTCTACCCAGCGGTGGCTGAGCTGGAAGCACCCATCCAGCATCTCCGAGGTGACCCCGCCGTCGAAAGCGAATCCCCGGATCCCGCCCGTTCCAAAAAGAGTGACAGGGTCTGGAGCCGCCGCGCCCGGAGCGAGCGCGTAGGGACTTACGACAAGGTCATCCCAGACGATTTTCATGCTACATGGTCCTCATTGGAACAATCATCAAAGAAGCTCTTTCCCTGTCTTCCTGCACCGCAAAGTTGAAGGACTCGTCGTAGGCCTGCTTCAGCAGAAGCGTCCTCTGCTCTGCGCCTGGAGTCTTGAGAGACAGGTAGTAAGCGATCCCGGCGATCAGTGCGGGGATAAAGCGGAAGGGGATGTCCGGAGAGAGAGCGGCATCCGTCCCCGCCTCAACCATCCTTCGCAAGCGCCAGTAGACGAAGGTGTAGGCATAGTTAGGGACAGGCCAGAAGGTGATCGTTGGATCTCCAACCAAGCGCCTAATGAAGTATTGGTTCGGCCTGCCCGTCGTCGTCTTGTTGGGGATTTTGGAGTAGGTGTCTACAGAAATCCTGGAGATGCTGAGCTCTTGCCCGGCTGCATCGCGTACGGCTGCTTCAATGAGATCGACGGTGTCGGTGGCGAGGGTGTAGGTTGCCGTGCTTGGGACAAAGGGGAGAGTCTCGTCTTCGATCGTCCACATGTTGAGGCCCCGGTTCGACCACTCTTGCAGGAGGAGATTGAGGGAGCGCCGGGCAGTGCGGAACTGGTAGCCCGAGCGAGGCTCGACGCCAACCCTCTCCCAGGCTTCCTCGATAATCTCTCGGATCGTCATGTTCGCCATGCTCTACCTCGCTGCCATCTTGTAAATCGTTCCGTTTAGGTCGATCCAGGCATCTCCAACCGCCTGCGGGATTCTTGCACTGCAAAGGCCGTCTGTACAGCTTGCGCCGATGATTGGCAACTCCCAGCTATACGTCCCGCCTGGGAGCTTGTAGCCTGCTCTGAGGCCCGTCGTGTCACCGTGCCATGCAACGCTGGTGTAGTTGCGGTTGTCGTACAGCCGCCGCACCAAAAAGACATGGACGCCTGATTTTCTTTCGTAAACAGGACCAGAATGAGTGTCGATTGTCACGCCCGCCGATTCCCAGGAGTTTCCATCCCAGTAATAGACAGAGTAGTCGGACGAGAGAAGCGCCGCCTGATACGTCGAAGTTCCGGCTGGCAGAGCGCCCACCGAAGCAGCGACAACGTAATCGCCGCTGGTGAGACAGTTCGCCCGGTCCACTTCCCAGCAGGCCCGTGGCCGCGCCGCGCTGCCCGTAGCGCCATCGCCCCACGGCGTGTAGTAACTGGTGCCTGTCAACGGCAGCGAGATCGTGGTGCCGCTCAGGATGCCCGATGCGACGGGAGGCTGATTCGGAGTCCAGAGGTCCAGCGCTTCCCACCTATCGCCATCCGCGAGGAAGCCAGACACGTCCACCGGTTCAGAGGTCGCGCCCGTCCAGTTGTAGGTTGCGATGTGGGCGCGGCCACTTTCATATTCATTGATGAAGGTGCTCGTCCAGTTGCTTGCGACGGTATTCGCACAGGTGGAGCCACTGTCGAATCCCAGTGCCAGCCACGAGGCGAAGTTCGCGGCATTGTAATTCAACCACGCCGTGCCGCCAGCATTCCGCATGTGGACGCAGTAGTTGATCACGCTGCCGGGAGAGGCCACATACTCGTTGCCGCTGAGAGGGTTTGAGGTGGAGTAGGTGCTGTAGGAAATCGGGTAGTAGGTGGTGCCGTTCTGCAAAATCGCCAGCCTCGTATCGGTCAGGCTCACGGCTGCGTTGGTTCGCGGCAACTCGATTGTGGTGTCGAGAACCATCGTGTTGCCATCGGCGGCAACCTCTGAAGTCGTCCCCGGCTGGTATAGTCCGATGATGAAATTGTCGCTGAAAGAGGCCGTGGAGATGGCGGTTGAATCGTACACTCTCATGCCCCAGATGATGTTGCCGATGGCGCTCACGCCTCGCGCCGTGCCGCCCGTGGTGTAGAGGCGGTAGTTGAAGTTGTAGGGCGAACTTAGCGAGACGTTGTGCTTGTGCGTTTCCGTGCCATTCGTCTCATCATTTTGGATGTACGCAAAACCACCATGCAACCGATCTCCACTGTCGAATCCCAACCCGTAGGCGATGGTGCCGTAGTAGGTGGAGGCGTAGTCACTGGATGTGGCGTTGACGAACTCCGCGCCGTCCTGCGCCACCAGATTTGCGAAGATGTTTCCGGTTGGATTCCCAAGCGTCCCCACCGTCACGCTCAGAGAGTTCGGGCTTTCGGCCCACGCCTGATTTCCGCCGCCCAACGTGAAGAGTTTGTCGCCCGTCCACTGGACCTTGAAGTTCTTGAATGTCGTATAGGAGCCGACCACCTTGAACATCGCATCCACAGATCCGGCCATCGGCAACGGCCCCCACTGGAGCACCACTGCTTCGCCTGGAACACCCGCGACTGTGATGCGTGAGCCAGCCGTGCCAACAAGGTTCGCGTACAGCGCGGCGGTGCCGTTGTCGTAGGTTCCCCCGCGAAGCCACACAGTGTCACCAGCCGCGACGGAAGCGTTCGCGCCTGAGTACGAGGTCGGGAAGACTTTGGTAATTGCCCACGGCGCGGCAAACGTCCCTGCGTTGGAATTGCTCCCGCTGGGCGACACCCAGTACTCAGCGCCGCTGGCGCACAGACACAACAGGATGAGCGCCAGTCTCATTTCTTGATCTCCCGCTCACACACCATCCGACCACACGCCTCAAGCGTCATCGTCATCGGATAGCGCAACTCTTTGACCCAGCGCCCGTCCTTGAATACTTCAACCATTCTTGGCTCTTGTGATGGGCATGATGTAGGTTGGAAATACGCACGGGCAGGGGGAAGGCAGTGACCCTCTGGCATGAGTGGAGACGAAAACGAAAGAACGTAAAGAATAATGTCCATACTATTTCACCGTCGCCCTCCCCTTCAGTTGCCCCCCGCGAAACCGGGCCGGGGCGGTCAATGCGACATACTGGTACGCTCCACGGCTAGATGTGCGCGTCACTGAGTCTGGATCGACGTTGTATGGAGACGAGAGCGCGGTCCAATTATTCACGTCAGCCGAATCCGCCGACAGATGGAAATTCGCAGAGGCCCAGGCCGTGAACGGGTCTGACGCTGCCGCGTTCTCCACATCTGCCGCTCCGGTCCCGTTGGTGCCGCTGTTGAGGAACGAATTGTAATCCTCGGTGTATCCGCTTGGAATCCCCGTGAATGTGACATTCTCACTGTTGTACCAGATGTTATTCACGATCACAGGTTTTGTCGCCGCCGTCGCGGAATTGAACCAGCAGACGCCATTCTGGTTGCCATCGCTGAGATTGATGAAGCTGTTATTGTAGATTTTCCAGCCGGGGCATTCATTCCCGTTGATGCAGGCCACCGCTCCGTTCTGAAAAAAGATCCGCCCGTAAGGGTTTCCGCTGGTCCCCCAGAATACATTGCCGTAGATCTCCCAATTGGCATCTGTGACAGGTGAGCCTGAATTTAGGGAGGTGATGCAACCTGTCCCCTCGGCATCGTGAAATACGTTATACCGGACGATGATGCCATCGGTCCCACCGTGCGCCGAGAGGCAGTTGGTGTGCTGCGCCTGCGTGTAAGTCATTCGCGTGATGATGGAGTTTTGCCAAATTAGGTCTGACGTTGTGCCTACGTCGATGCCTCCGTTGGCCGTATCGTGGAACCATAGGTGCTCCAACGTGATGTTGCTGGAGCCGAAGATGTAGGCTGCACTTTCGACCGCCGTTCCGTCCGTAATTGCATCGCAGCCACTACGATACGAACCTGCCGCGATCCCGTTGCAGAGTCCTTGAATCTCCACATATCGCACGGTCACATTCGAAGAGTTGGTGAGTTCGATTCCGCGAGTGAAGGTCACTGTGCTGCACGTCGATGTGTCGAGCTTGATGCCGTAGGCGGTAGTCCCTTCACCTGCTCCCACCTGTCCATCTAGCGTGTAGTAACCAACTCCAGAATCACGATTGAACCAAGGGAAGCAAGCGCCGTTGCCAGAACTGCCAGGACCAAATGATGCCTGCCCGCTGCCCATCGTAGAAGTGTTCCAGCCAGTGTCCGTACAGTGGTCGGTGGCCGTCGCCTTTTTGATCGTGATGGTGGTAGTTGAGGAATTGGCCGTTGTGAAGTTATAGGAATTGTATGCGCCATCCGCGAGGTAATAGGTGTCGCCGCGTGTGAGCGTACTGGGCAACTGCGTGTAGGCATTGTTCCAATCGGCTCCAGTGTGCGAGCCACTTCCAGCAGCCGTGACAACGTGGCACGCGGCCCACGCCTGCATCGAGATGAATGCCAGCAGAATTAATTTCATTGGACAATGACCACCCTTCGCCTCGTGGATGCGGCTGGATACTCGTCTGCTCCAATGTCCCATGAGCCGCTTCTAGTCTCACCATCAATATCGGTCGAGAACATTCCACTGCCGGGATCAGACACGCCCGCGTCTTTTACATCCGCAGAAGATGTCGCCGTAAGGTGAAAGTTTGTGGTACTGACGAACAGGTTCGTCGTACTCACACTTGTTTTATTGTTGCTTCCAGTGCCAATATCATCGGTGCTGTCCGTTGCGTTGTAGTCCGTGCCGGAAGCGAACGTGCCTGTGTAGGTGTTGGTGTTCCCGCTGCCGATAATCAAATTGTTTTTTGCAATCGTTCCAGTGGTCTGGAGGTATATTCCGCCGTAACAACCGTAAATCGTGTTGTTGTAGATACGGTTCACCTGATTGTTGTAGGTGTTCACTTCAATAGCGAAATTGGCGAGGTTGTAGAAAATGTTGTTGTAGATGTTCCAGTCCGTCGAGGTTGAACTGGAAATCAACTGCATCCCCCTGTCGCCAGAATCGTTTGTTCCGAGAATGATATTGTTCTTGAAAACGATGGTGCCGTTGGTGGAAATCGTGTTGTCGAAAACAGCCCTGCCGCCAGAGGCCGATTTAATTTGCAGCCCGTCGATGATGACGTAGGGAACGCCGACTGTGATAGCCGCTCCGCTGGCAGGTTCCAACCGATAAAGACTGGTGCTGTAGGTTCCGCTGTGGCGGTTCGCACCAGTCGTCATGATCGTGATCGTGTTTGTCGCGCTTGGCGTCATCCCGCCGATGGAAACCACCGTGGTGTCTGCCGTGGTTCCCTCGCAGTAAATGATCCACGGCTCCGAGAGCGTGCCTGACATAAGGGCCTCTGCCGCCGCAAGAGTGGCACACGCTGCGGTTGCGCCGGATGTGGCATTAGTGGTGCAATCGCCGCCAGAGGAGGCCGCATTGACGTAGCGTGTCTGCGTTGCCCACGACGGAGCGCACAGGAGGATGAGGATGATGAGGTATCGCATGGATGGCTCCTAGTCAACAACCACGCGGTAGGCCACGGTCACAGTAAGTGTTCCCGGCGTGCCGCTCTTTGAGGCGACATCAATCTTCAGCCACGCACCCGATGCAGCGGTTCCGTCGCTGAATGAAGTGGTTTCCGTTCCATCAGTGTCGGCAGCAATATCGGAGGTCGCCATATCAGCGCAACTTGCGCCCGATGAGTTGCACTCCTGAATGTTGAATGTGGCGCTGGTTGCCGCACTCACGATGCCGTTGATGGAAACGAGCGTGATGCCATAGGGCAGTTTCATGAACAACAGATCGTCTGTCGTTTCATCCACGGACGGGAGCACAATCGAAAAGAATTTGATGCTGGGCAGTGCACGCTTCGCGCCCCCGTAGAACTGCAATTGGTCGGTGGTAGTGTCCACTGCGATCTCGCCCGCCGCATCCACCGTGGGTCCGGTGCCGTTGGGGATCTGTGTGGAGCCAGTGAAGACAGGATCGGCGGTTGTCGCAAGCGTGCCGGATGTGGGCAGCGTCACGTTGGTTGCGCCCGTTACGGTCAGCGTTGCGGCGTATGCCCCGCTGGTGGTCAGCGATCCGCCCGATGCGGCGGTTGCTGGATTGATCCAGGAGCCAGTCGAGATGTTGGATGATGGCGCGGTGAAGGCCAGCACATTCCCCGCTGCGGGATCTGCCGTGGGCAGCAGGAGCCGCAGGGAGGTGGAGCGATCATCGGGGCCGACAAGCGAGATGTATTCCGCCCCGGCGCTGGCGTCCAGTTCAGCCAGTACGATCTCTCCAGCAACTGTGCCGTCGCCAGTGGTTACCGTGCCGGGGATCGCAGCGTTGCCGCTGGCGTCTGCCGTGACGAACGTATGCGCCGCGCCGTTGACGCCCG